CCTTGTGCATTTCTTTGGCTTTTTGAAAAGCATCTTCAAGTCCTTTCTGATGTATTGAAGGCAGATATATTTTAAATTGTCCTTCTAACCATTCTATTGATGTCATAATTAATCTTTTTTAAAAGTTTCTTTATAGTATTGTTCTGCATATTCATCTTTACAACTTACTAATGATTGTCCATCTAAATGAGCATCTATTATTTCAGCCCTATGCATTTCTTTGGCTTTAGCAATGTTACTTTTAAACATTAACTGACTACCTATGTCTTTAGGTATTAATACCTTAATTCTACTTTCTAACCATTCTATTGATGTCATGTTATTTAGTTTTTAAGTTTTTAAATAAGACATAGACACTATGTCTATGTTCATGTCTATCATTTAGCAGCCAGGGTTGGACTTGAACCAACAACATGCAACCATTGAGGATGTGTTAACCATTTACACATTACACACTACCTGACTATTTGCAACTATAACTTCCCTGTATAAGTTGCCAATACAGCTAGCTTACGATCTAGAGGACTGTTGCACCTGTGCAGGAGTAGAACTCCATTCTGAGAGGTGTTCCTGAACTTACGATCCCATGGCCTGTGGGCTAGTTAGCTTAAAATCTTTCTCCACTTCTGTTGAGACTCCCATGTATTGTTTACATAGTCATTCACTTCTTTCATAGCAGACTCTACTGTTTCAAAGGCTATAGACTTACAGCCTACGTGTACAATACAACCCCTGCTAAGAAAGTGTAATCTAATCTCATACTCTCTAAGAGCTTCTTGATTACTTGGTCTGTACTCTTTTACTGGTGCATCCATTGCTTCAGGCATTGGTCTTACTGCTTGTTCTAATGGTGGATTTTCTAAATGGACCATATTTATTTGGTTTTAATTGGTGACTTTTGTTTATTTTCTACAATAATACTGTTTTTGTAGGAATCTTGCAATAATGCTGTTAATGTTGGTAGATAGCACCACAGAAAGCTATTTTTCTGTTTTCTGACGGGATTTACCAACTCTAACACTATCTAGATTTTTAGTAAGTATATCTACACCTTTTAATGCTGCTAAATATTTTTTAACAGCATTTATTGTTGTATTATTACCATTTTCACAGAGTATAATAGTACTTCTATTAACTCCAGACTTTTTTGCAAGTTCTTCTTGTGTAAGTTGTCTAGATAGTCTTTCAGTTTTTAGTATGTTTCCTAAGTCAAGTATTACCTTTACTAAAAAACTAAACTTATCATCATCTTCCTGAGTTTTTATTCTATTAATAGTTTCAGGTAGTGATTGAACATTAAAAAGCTCTGGGTTTACTTCATAATAATACTCTATCCAATACTTTTCTCTTTCTGATAATTCTTCTAAAACAATGTCTTTCTCTAAAACATCTATATAAGGAACCAATTCTAATTGTTCTAACTGTTTAACCCATTCATTAACAGTTTTACTATGAGAATTTGTCAAATGTTTAAGAGGTCTTTCATTGCCTACTGTAGTCTTGCCAATATAGTAGTATACATCATTTCTTGGGTCTCTGAGACCATATATTAAGTTTGTCTTCATAATACAATGTACAACATATCCATCATTATACCAAATATTTTGAAGTTTTTTATTCAATGTATGATTTTTAAGACATTTGTAATATTGTATATTATAATGTGCTTTTGAACATAATGTGTCATTAAAGCACACTAAACTATGCTTTCTGAGTGTCTTATGACTCATTAAGTCTAGACTCTGAGAACCCAAGGTCTTTAGCAGCAGCAGGATTAATTTCTATCCATGTATGACAGTTTCTACATACTGCTAGCCATGTACCTATTCTAAGATATTTGTCTCCTACACGACCAGCTTTATGATGTATCTCAGTGGATACACCTGTACAGCCTGGTAATTTAGCCTCACATCTAGGTTTGGCTGTAAGAAATGCATCTCTTAGTCTAGAATACTCATCCATCTCCACCTGCCTCTTTTTAGAGACAGGGGAAATAGACTTAGGTTTTTCTATAGAGTACCAGCATTCTTTGCAATATTTATCTTTCTTATCAGACTTCCATATATGTTTTAGTTGGTTGCAACCACTGCATTTTTTAAGTTTAGGTGTTATCATTAAGCTAAATTAAAAAAGTTTTCTGGTAATACTTTAAACTCTACTAGTTTTTTTGCTAACATTGTAGGTGTAATTTTTAAGTCTCTAAGTGATGTTGGAATCTTAATAGCAGGGTCCACACCCTTGATATTCAACATCTGTTTTACAATAGGAGAATTTGGAAACATTTTAGATAAGAAATTATCTACACGATTACTAGCTATTTCTTGTTTGTAATTATTAATTACATGTTTAGCTCTAGTGTGTATCGCTTGAACAGTTCTAATTCTTTCTGTTTTCATCTCCATAATTACTTGATTAGGGAAACTCTTAAGTCCATAAACAGCTTGATTATACAATTGTTGTTGAACCTTATTGAAATCAGTCTTTTCTAATTCTTGATACTTTACAGTACCTTTTCTTTGAATCGATTTAACAACATCATTGTTGTTATTGTAATAAATAAACTGATGTTTATTTACATCTCCAAAAGATATAGTTATACCCTTAGAGTTTGCTGAGATTGTTTTGTTTTGATTCATTTTAATGGAGTTTTTGATTATAAAAAAAGGGCTACATTTTATTGTAGCCCTTATTGTTAAATGGAATCTATTACAAATCTAAAGTTGCCTCATTATTACGAGATCTAGTAGTTAAACTAGTCATAGCTTTTTGAGCAGCTTGAACTTCTCTAATCTCATCAGTGTTGTTGTGATAGATTAATTCATCTGTTGCACTCATGTTTGTTGTATAGAATGCTTGTCTATAAATAGGTTGATCGTCTATACGACATATCACACCTGTGTCGCCTGCAATTTTTAAGTCACGATCTGGATTGTCCATGTTAAATGGTGTTAGTGATTCAATCACTACAATTTGACCAGAAATTTCTTGACCTTCTGTATAATTACAGTCTTGCAATTGTTCTACCTTACCTTTGATAAAGCTAGATCTTTTGCTTACTCTTAACCAACCTGTATCACTGATTACAGGTGTTGCATGCTCTACACGAATGTAGCCATACTCTGGATTGTTTTTGAAAACGCCAATTACGTTTCCATTTTCGTCTGCTGTTACTCTTACTTTTGGAGTCATACGATTTTAGTTTAAAATAAAAAACCCCTTATTTGAGGGGCTGTTGTAAAAAAATTATTCATCATCATTTTCTATTTCATAGTCTATATCTAAATAGTTGATTTTATCAATATCTGGTATCTGTGTTAAATCATCAGGCATCTCTATTATTTCGTCTGGAGGTGCTGATTTACTTAATATAGAACCAAACCATGGATTTTCTTGCACTTCTCCATAATTATATGCAATGAGATATTCTAGCTCTTCATCAGTCATGTCGATGAATTGCTCAGTGCTAATTTCTATAACTTTTCCATTTGGTAATTGATATATCAAATCCTGTATTATTTATATAAAAGTATTCATTTAATTAGAATAAATACTCACAACTTATTAATACTTAGGATAATAGAGCTATAATTACTTTTTAGGCTTACTTTTTATGTCACGAATTACTCTTTTGTAATAGGCATTCGTCTTATTGATCTGTTCTTGTTTCTCTGCCACTTTGTTTTTGAGTGTACAAATTTCATTTTCTAAAGTTGTAATCTTTTTAAAAGAAAACAATTGTTTAAACCATTTAATCATATTACGCTTTTTCTAACATTTTAAATAATCCTGAAAATCTACCTTCTGTAGCATTTACCATTCCTGATTCTTGTGCTTCTGTAAGTTGAATAACATCTGTAATAGAACCATCACTATTAACTTGTTTACCATCACGTTTTATATCGTAAATAATAGTTTCTTGTTTGTCTTTACTTTCAATAGAAACGAATAGCACTTCTTTCTTAATAGGAATTGATTTATAATCATCTGGCATTTTCTCATCTTTATCTATGCTTCTCACCCAAGCTTCTGAGCCCCATGCTACACTGTAAGGAATGAAATCATCTTTTACTGTTTTAAACACTTCTGGTAGTATGTCATTAACAAATGTGTCTTTTGTTTCATCATTTTCCATAAACTCATCTGGAATAGGAATGTGTATTACAGCTGGTTTATCATCAACATTAGCATCTTTATGGTTAGCAAAGATGGTAATGTGAGGAAACAAGTTTCCTACATCCTTCATGTAAGATTGTACATGTCTTATGTAACTTTCTTTTACTTTATTGTATTCTATGTCTGTCATATTTCTATAGTTTTGGCATCTACAACTTCTTCAATTACACCTTGATATAAGGGCATTCTTTCTGTCTTGTTAACAAATGATAATAAGATGAATAATTCAGCATATTTATCATACTGAACATCACCTGCAAATTCTTTCTTAGGAAATATAACCATATCTCCATCGTCTATAAGTTTTACTACTTCTTCTCCTCGTCTACCTTCAGCCCACACTTCATCGTGGCTTCTGTGAAGAGATGTCACTTGGTGACCATTATTGTTCATGTACACCATGATGGTATATTCATGTACAATTTTGTTTTCTGCTTTGAAATCATGAGTGTTCATGACTCTGTACATTTTTTGATTCATATTTATAATGTTGTAATAGTTAATGATTTTACATAATTAGCATTGTCTCTCACTCTAATTGTGTAAGTTGTTCTACTTCTTAGCTCAGTAAATCTATTAGATGTTTGATATTTTGTAGTGCTGTTCCTGCTATATCTATAAGGAGCAACGCCATCTACACCTTGCACTGTAATACTATTACGTGTAACACTCACTTGTATAAGACCAACTGGTTTATACAATGTACAATTTGTTACATTTATACAGTTTTTACTGTCTTTTGTATACACTGTATATGACCCAGGCACTAGATTATAAAATGTATCTAGTGATTGATATGTAATC